GATTCACCAACTTTCACCACATACGAGTAATCTTGATAATAGAAACTATCTTGAACTCTCATGACATCAGATGAAACCTTACCACGTTCACCTAAAAACTCACCAGTGGTTGTTGCAATAGTTCCTACTGCTGGAGTTATAGTGGGTGTGTCAATCTGAACAATAGTTCCACTTGCGCCTGGCGTAGATACTGTATTTCCATTTGATAAAGTTGCAGTAGTGTTTAGTGAAAGAAGTTGTCTTGCACTATCAAATGCTGTAACAGTACCAGCGTGTGAGGATAGACTATCTCCTACACCAAATGTACCAGTGATATCTTTTATGACTGCGTGTCTGAATGCGTTAAATGTTGGTGCAGAATTATAATTAAAACCGAAGTTTGTTACTTGAACATCTTTTACTGAACCGATACCAGCATTTGATATGGGTAAAAGTTTTGCACCGTTACCAGAACTAGATGAAATGCTTGTGATAGTAGGAAGTTTTGTATATCCAAAACCACCATTGATAAGTCTGATATCTGTGATAGAACCACTTTCATTTGCAATTCCAGCATTGTGAAAACCATAAGCAGTAAAGTGTGGTTGACCAGACGATGCAGATTGATTTGTTGCGATATCATTAAATGTTGCATCCTCTAAAACTATCTTTGTACCGTGGTATGAATCATTCTGTTCAATCTGCGTTGCATCTTCAAGAACAATATGGTCTTCCCCACCAGTAGCAGCAGAACCAACAGCAGAAACAGTCATACCATATTCTGTACCATCACCAGCCTCAGCAGAGATTGCACCACCAACGACTGCAACCTCAGCAGATATACCTGTACCATCTGTTCCAGTGTTACTAAAATTAACTACATCACGCACTGCAAAGTTAGAACCAGCATCATCAATGACGATATCAGTAACTTCACCAGAACCAACAGTCTCCACACTTACTGTTGCAGTTTGACTACCAGCAGTTGCAATGTTTACAGTTTGTTCAGCCGTATAGTACTGACCTTCATCAGTTGAGGAAACTGTTGCACCAGTAATAACAGAATATACTGTAAACGAAACATCTTGGTCTGTGAGGTTGGACGTTCCTTTGACAGTTTCACCATTTTGAAATGTTCCAGTTTGTGTGTCTTCATCAATTTCAATTTCAACAATATCGGTGAAGGCTTCACGAATACCAATTGTTGATACAGGAATTGCAGTTGCACCAGATGTTTGACCCACCACGGTTTGTCCGATAAGTTCATCCACACTACCAGCGACCTGTTGGATACGCATTAACTTTCTGGTTGTCCAAACACCATCAGATGTTCTTATCATATTTTCTGTTGGGTATGATATTACTGCATCATCATTAAATAGAAGTCTAAAGAATAACTCATGACCTTTTCGTGTTCCTTTGGAAACATACAAGTCACGAATACTCTTAATCAGTTTCCTTTTATCGACACCAGATGTAAGATTGTCAACCATTCCATCAAGGAATGAATCTCTAAACCTATCCAAGAAAGAATAGATTGTAGAATCTACGTTTGCATATTCTAAGAGTTGTTGAATATTTTGAACAGGATTACCACGATAGGTTAAAACTGTACCAGAAGAATTTGATAGTGAACCTGTTACGGTTTCACCAATAATAAATTGACTCTGGGCTGATATGAAAAGTCTTTTGTTGTCATCAACATCATCAACAAGAACCTTGGCAGTTGCACCAGAAGTTAATCCAGTGATTGTCTCTCCAACTGTAAACTTTGCATCTGAGTCCTCAAGAACAACATTGTCTCCGTTCTCATCCAAGACAAAGTTTTTAGATGTGGTTTCTTGTACGAGATAGTTGTTTACCTCACTAAAGGTAATCTCTGCACTTTCTAGGAACTGAAAATATGTCTTGACAAACTGGGCAAATATAGGATGGTCAGCCTGAATAAACTCAGGCAGTTGAGTTCCAACCAAGGGTGATAACTTGTTTGTCAGAGTGTTATCATCATAAGGCATTATTAGTATCCACTACTAGAGGACGTTGTTGTTGGTGTGTATGAACTTGAAGTTGTATATCCAACACCAGCAGAAGAACCACCAGATGCGATTGTATCTTCAGAAGATGCAACCGTGGTATTGGCGAAATCTATTTGTAAAATTTGATTACGAACTGCAACCACATCTGTAGAGTTTGGTGTGACAACAATTCTTATTTTACTAGACGCAGCTCCATCAACACTTGATACCGAAGTGATATTAAGAGATGTTAATTCAATTTTACCAGAGGTATAATCAACAACCCCAGCGGTTGAATCTTTATAAGTCTTAGTAGTTCCATCTGTAAAGTAATACAGTCTTACGTTTCCGTTTCCGTCATCATCTAAGAACATTTCGTTTGCGTCACCAGAAATTGTAAATCCTGTTGAAGAAAGAATACCACCACCATCTGTATTGTGACCACTATGTGGATTATACAATGCGTTGTTAAACTCTATTTCATATTTTGTAGTAGAGTTTAGTGTGGGTGTTAAGAACTGTGATAATTGAACAGTTGTAATATTTGACAAGATAGATTCATCTGTATCATCAATAACACCTGTCACTTGAGAGTGTCTAAAAATATTATCAAACTTCTGTAGATTGTTGGTATCATAATTTGTTAAAGCCGCTCTCACATTACTAACCAAAGTTTCCGAAGTCTTTGTGGTTTGTTTTGAGTTATACTTGAACACAACATTGAGTCTAATAAATGTTGTAATAGGGTCTACAATTACTGGAGTTACAGATGCAATAGTGTATGTGTTTTTTAAATCTGAGATAATAGTTTCTTTTGCAGATGCGGTAATAGAACCAGAGGTAGGTACAAGAGAAATATACACTCGACCAAAAACAGAAGTAGAGTTATCCTCACCACCCCAAACTTGAACCGACTTAGTATTTGGGTATACCTTTGGAATAATTGATTTGTAATCTTCTGGAGTAACCGCACGACCTTGAGCTGCATAATCTAAAGGTGCATTTAATTTAATAGACTGAATTGATTCTGGTTCAGACCCACCAGACGCAACTGAAACTGTCGCAGTTGTTACATCAGTGATACCAGAAATAGTTGCAGCAGTTGTAAAATTCTTTGCACCATTTGCTTTTGTTTTGTTTGTTACGATATACTCTAAAACGACAATGTTATTATCAGAGACAGCCTTACCAACGATACCATCACCAAAATATATTTCAAACATTCCACCGTCACCTTCTTGTAAGAAGTAAACATTAGAGTTAGAACCAACTTGAGTAATGTCGGTTGCTAGGTTGAAGGTTGTAAAGGACGATGAACTTGCATCTGGGAAAACCTTGACAGTAAGAGTGGTTGTGTCTGCTCTATTGTTTGTTAGTTTAAACTTCTGGTCAACATTTTTTGTATCTACAACATAACGGTTCTTAACCATCGTTCCTTCATAAATTGGTATGTTGGAAAATGATAGGACACCGTTGGTAACAGTTGCAGTAAATTCTGCGATGGTTCTAAATTGATAGGACACATCATCAATCGTAGAAGTGAAAACTGTATTAGATGGAATTGTTGCAGTGGTCAAAGCACCAAAGTTATTTAAAGTAACATTGACAGTTGCGGATGGTGCTCTTGCAGAGCTTGGGGTATAACCTAATGTCTTTGCGTGAGATACAACCGTGGAACGAATAGACGCAGAGTCCAAAAACATTTCGTTTGCGGCCATGTTGACATTCATTGCAAGGTAGTGTGTGTTATACGCAAGAACATCTAACAGTGCATTGATACCAGAGCCCTCAAAGTCATAATCAGTAAACTCATTCTGATTACGCATAAAAGTTTTTAAGTTTGTTTTGATGTCATCGAAGTCTAGTTCAGTGACACTTACTCTCTTGTCTGTGGTTGCCATCTTATCTTATTCTCTCTAAGTTGAAGGACAAGTCTACTAGTTCATTCTCTGCATTATCAATATAAAATTCTATGGTCACCTCATATTGATTTGTGTCAAAGTTTGAATTGACATTCACATCAGCAAGCGTAACTCTTGGTTCAAAGTTGGTAATTGTGTCCTCTATTTTTCTTTTTAATACGTTTGATACAAATGGACTCATGTTCTCAAACAGTAAACCCCTAATACCAGAACCGATTTCTGGATGAAAGGGTTTTTCATAATGATTGTACTGGACAAGATTGCGTACACTTCTTTTTATAGCCGCAGCATCAGTCAAAGGAGTCAAATCATTTCTAGTTGGATGTCTAGTAAAGTTTAGATTCAAATCCTTATATATCTTTGCACTACGTTTTGATTCGTTTGTAGATTGTGCGTCAATGTATGCACCCTGTACTGACATTATGCTTCCTTACTACCGTATGGTTTGCAGTTATACGTCACTGACTTCCAATCACCATCAGATGGAATCTCTTCATGTGAAAGTTTTCCAACGAGACATTGTTCCTCAGTCGCAAAAAATTGTACGTTTTGATATTTACAATCCGTATCTGTTAAACAAGCTGTTAATAAAAGTGTCCAAACGATTTCCATAGTATCCCTCTTTTCTATTATTTAGTCCGTTAACCACCAGCAAAAACATTAGAAGAACCAGCAGCAACAGATGTGCAACCAGATATTCCATCACCAACACGACCACAACCTTTACCATTCACAAACACTGTACTAGAACCAGAAGCGATTGGTGCAGAGTGTGGTGGACAAGGAGCGCCAGGCAAAAGGTGAACAGTATTTACATCACCCTGTCTACTAATTCCTATACCATTTGCAAAGACGTTACCAGAACCAA